CAACAAACTTTTCAAATGGAAGGTTGGTATAAAAGTATGGAAGAGTGTAAAAAAGAATTACTTTTACAAAAACCAGATGGAAGATACGAAGTGATGAACGAGTTTGTTATAGATGGAAACTTTCAATGGGATTGGTTAGTTGCAGGTTGTAAAAGTGATACAACTGGAGAAGAATTTAAAGTGTGGCCTAGTTATCCTAAAGGTAAACCAGATGAACTGATAGGAATAGACTTACATTTAGAGGAATTTAAAAATATATAGTGAGGTGCTTGACAAATGATGATACTTTATAGTATAATACTAACAACAGCGATATATTTAATACCTATATCATTATTAATTATGTGGAACAATGAAGACCCTAGACCTTAAACAATTCGCAGACGACAGAAGAATACCTATAATGGATTCTATTCAATTTAAAAATTGGACAGATGAAATAGGTAAAGAAAAATTTAGAGAATTATTATCTGAATATATTGCTGAACATAAACCAGAATTTCCTTTAAATGTAATTTCATATGAGGAAATGAAAGACAATATAATAAAATTAAGTAATTTTGATACAAGTAAAATATGTACACCTAAAGACCAATCAGATAAAGTTGTAGGTGAAAAATATGATGACTATGAATATCCATATTCAAAATATGGTTTAGGTATTATAGATTCACCTGCTTATTATAATAAGTGCAGTAATTATTTTCATCAACATTTAAGATTAAATTGTTCAAGTTATAGTTTTAGAGCACCAGTTGAAGTTTGGACAAGTGGTAATGCAAAAGAAATATGGAAAATTTTAGGTGCATTATGGAGAGGTGTAAATAGTACTAAAGATTTATCAGATAAAAGTTATAGAGAAGCAATAAGATTAGGTACATATATTGCAACACAATTTAAACCACTTGTTGCTAAAACAATATATGATATGACAAAAGCGAACACCGTATTAGATACCAGTTGTGGTTGGGGAGATAGACTTGCTGGTTTCTTTGCTAGTAATGCAACAGAATATTATGGTAGTGATCCAAATCCAAATACATATAAACAATATATGAAACAGATTGAGGAGTATAGTAAATTTTTTCCTAACAAGAAAGTTAAGATATACAATTGTGGTGCAGAAGATTTACCTTATGATGAACTACCAGATATAGATTGTGCCTTTACAAGTCCACCTTATTTTAGTACAGAAGAATATAACAAAGGTGGAGAGAAAGAAGAAAATCAATCTTGGTTTAAGTTTAATGAATATGAAAAATGGAGAGACGATTTCTATTTACCAGTTGCAGAAAAAACTTTAAGTAAAAGTAAGTTTATGTTAGTTAACATTATGGATCCTAAAGTTAAAAATGTTAGATACAGGTCAAGTGATGAATTAATAAATAGACATAGAGATAAGTTTCTAGGTCAAATTGGTATGAGAATTATGCAACGACCTAAAAGTGATAAGCTATTTAAAGATGATAAAGAAAAAGCTGACTTTAGATCCAAAACATATATAGAAAATGTATGGTGTTTCGGACCAAAAGATTATGATTTCTTTGAGTCAAGCAGAAAAGCGACATTGGAGAATTTCTTATGTTAGGAAAAGGAATGCCGATAAACAAAAAAGATTACGAAGATTTAAAACCTTATTACGATTACCAAAGAAAAGTTGCCTATAATAAAGAGCAAGTTATGAATATGGCAATGAATTTTGAAGGTCGTATATTTGACCAATATGGTCCAGTATCGTTACCTGAATTTAGAGTACACTTATGGGATAGAATTAGACCAGATGAGTACGAAGAACCACCTAGCACTTGGGTACCAGAGGACGAGAAAATAAGAATAGAAGGTGAAGTATATAAACCTGAACAAAGGATAATGTTCAAAGCTAAACAACAGGTGCTTGACAATTAAGACAAAATAATATAAGATGGAGACAATATGACAAATGATTTTTTAAAAGATATTATAAAAGAGACTGGCAATGAATATGCGACATTAGCAAGTGAAGGCGTTGACGCTGGTGATGTATCAAATTTTGTTGATACAGGTTGCTACTCTCTTAATGCTCTATTATCAGGAAGTATATATGGCGGAATGCCTGGTAATAAAATAACTGCCATAGCTGGTGAAGCGGCAACAGGAAAAACATTTTTTGCTTTAGGTATTTGCAAACACTTTTTAGATGATAACAAAGACGCAGGAGTTATCTACTTTGAAAGTGAAAGTGCTGTATCTAAAAATATGATTGAAGATAGAGGTATTGATAGTAAAAGATTTGTAGTAGTACCAGTTTCAACCGTACAAGAATTTAGAACACAATCAATTAAAATAGTTGACAAGTATCTGGAAAGTCCAGAAGACAAAAGAAAACCTATAATGTTTGTATTAGATAGTTTGGGTATGTTATCCACAACTAAAGAAATGACAGATACAGCAGAAGGTAAAGAGACTAGAGATATGACAAGGTCTCAAATAGTGAAGTCAACCTTTAGAGTATTAACATTGAAACTAGGTAAAGCAAATATACCTATGATTATGACCAATCATACTTACGATGTAATAGGTTCAATGTTCCCACAAAAAGAAATGGGTGGCGGGTCTGGTCTTAAATACGCTGCCTCATCAATAATTTATCTTGGAAAAAGAAAAGTAAAAGACGGCACAGAAGTTGTCGGTAATATTATTCATTGTAAAAATTATAAAAGTAGATTGACAAAAGAAAACGCTATGATTGATGTAATGTTAACTTATCAAAAAGGTTTAGATAAGTACTATGGTTTATTAGACATTGCAGAAGCAGGTGGTATCTTTAAGAAAGTATCTACAAGATATGAAACTCCAGATGGAACAAAAGCATTTGGTAAATCTATTAATGAAAATCCAGAAAAGTATTTTACAAAAGAAGTATTAGACAAGATAGATGAGCAAGCAAAAAAACAATTCCTCTACGGATAAAAGATATGTCTTTGCACAAAGAACTGGAGACGATTTTAGTTGTATAAAACTCGTTGAAGGTAAGTACAAAGATGTTATTTACAGATATGGTAAGGTACAATTTAGTAAGGAACCATTAGACAATGGCAAAATGCCATTGCAATTTGAATGGACTTTATTAAAGAAACCAGAAGAACTAGATTTAGATTTAGACCAACCAGGTTTTATAAATTATATTGGTGATATATTGATAGAGATTATGGAAGAAAAACTGAAAGACGGAACATTATTAGATGACAAATAGAATAGAAGACACAATATTAACAAATTTAATTTTCAAAGAAGATTTTACAAGAAAAGCATTACCTTTTTTAAAGGATGAATACTTTGGTACAAGGTCTGACAAAATTATATTTGCTTGTATAGATGAGTTTGTAAATAAATATAATAATCTTCCGACCAAAGAGACCTTGATAATAGAATTAAATGCTCGTAAAGATATTAATGAGGAAGAATTTAAAGCAATTAAGACAACAATTAACGGATTAACTCCAACAGAAGTTGATTTACAATGGTTACTTGATACTACGGAGCGATTCTGTAAAGACAAGGCGGTTAACAATGCAGTACTTAACGGCATTAAAATCTTGGATGGAAAAGACAAGAAAAGAACTCCAGAGGCCATTCCTAGCATTTTATCTGAAGCTCTTGCTGTATCTTTTGATAATCATATTGGGCACGATTATTTGGATGACGCAGACGCAAGATTTGATTACTACCATCGTAAGGAATTAAGACTTCCTTTTGACTTACAATATTTTAATAGAATAACTAAAGGTGGTGTTCCACAGAAGACTCTTAATGTTTGTCTTGCTGGAACTGGTGTAGGTAAATCTTTGTTTATGTGCCATCTTGCTTCTTCAAGTTTATTAGAAGGTAAAAATGTTTTATACATTACTTTAGAAATGGCAGAAGAAAGAATTGCTGAAAGAATAGATTCAAATTTATTAGATGTAACCACAGATGATTTACACGCATTACCAAAACAAATGTATGATGACCGATTAGAAAGATTGAATAAAAGAAGTCCAGGTAAATTAATTATTAAAGAATATCCAACAGCGTCTGCTCATAGTGGACACTTCAAAGCATTATTAAATGAACTTGCATTAAAGAAAAGTTTTAAACCAGATGTATTGTTTATAGATTATTTAAACATATGTGCTTCAAGTAGATTTAAAGGTGGTAATATATCATCTTATTTCTATATCAAAGCAATCGCAGAAGAATTAAGAGGTCTTGCTGTTGAGTTTAAATTACCTATATTCACAGCAACACAAACAACAAGGTCTGGTTTTGTATCAACTGACATAGGTTTGGAAGATACTTCTGAAAGTTTTGGTCTACCTGCTACTGCTGACTTTATGTTTGCGTTAATGACTAGTGAAGAACTAGACGCATTAAATCAAATGAAAGTTAAGCAATTAAAGAATAGATATAGCGACCCAGCAATCAATCGTAGTTTTATTATCGGCGTTGATAGAAGTAAGATGAGATTGTATGATGTAGAGCAAAAGGCACAAAACATAGTAGACGCCAACCAGGAGAAAGCAGTTGAAGTGGATCCTTACGACAAGTTTTCTGACTTCAAAGTTTAATATGCCAAGAAAAAATAACCAACCTCTCAAACAAATACAATCCAGACCTTTAGAAAAAGGTGAGAAACTACATTACATCAAAAGTATGGTTAAGAAAAAAGGTAAGATATACTGGAGAGTAACCGAGAAACCCACCAATGTTATAGTAAAAGATTTCTTTTTTGAAAAGGATGCTAGA